TTAATCAATGATCATGTAAACAGATAAATCAGGATTAGCAACAAGCGGAAGAACATCTTCGTCATCAAGAACGCTCATTGCATATCTATGAATACTCTTCTTTATCATTTCCAATGTTGGTTTCTCTAGGAATATTGAACTGGCAAATGTAACCAGTTCGTTTCCTTCACTATCAGTTCTACCGATTGATTGTATTGCATATCGAATTATCCATGTTCCGTCGGATTGCTGTTCGATAGGCTTAGCAGATTTCAGGGGTAAGATATTTCTTCGCATTGCCTTTTCTTATTTGTTTTTTTAGTTGTTTCTTAAAATTAAATTCGCTCTTTATTACAAAGACTTCCCAATGTCCTTCGACATATATATATTGCCACCATTCCGGAGCAATAAGTTTCCCTATTTTGCGTCTTAGATTGTACGTATTGAAATGTCTCATCAATCCATAGTAACTGTTCATCGTAGCCACGAAAGTCTCAATATGGGCTTCGCAGAAGCCTTCCTTTGCGATCTTGTTATACTTGTTGACTGCATCATATATATTTCCCACGACACGGTTTGAAATATAGATTCGATTGGGAAGTATGAATGCGCCTACGAACAAGACACCTTTTGAAAAATGTTGTATATATATCTTTTTAGGATGCAGTTCCAAAAGCAATTGTTCTTTCAGGTAGCTATTGAGCAAAGGGATATTCTTTAGGATATCCTCTTTAAAACGCATGACAAAGCCAAAGTCATCAACAAAACGTACATAGTGCTTTATTCCGCATATTACAGTTACATAATAGTCAAACACCGAGCCTATGAAATTCGCAAACTTTTGGGAAGGAAGGTTACCAATGGCAACACCACGTTCGGGGTCGTTGTAAAACAGACTTTTATCTTTCGGCAATTTATCCCACAGATGCAAGGGGGATTTCCTATGACATTTCTTTTGTGGCTGGTGAAATATGACAACCCGGAGCAGATACAGCAAACATTCGATGTCATCTCCCTTGTAATTGTCGCGAACGAATATGTCAATCATTTCCCATAGCAGAGACTTTGACATGGACATAAAAAAACTTTTTAAATCACCTTTAAAAATGTATGCGTCCTGTGTATAGTTCTTGCTGACTTCTTTGATCATTTCATCCATGCGCATGACAGCGGACAGACATCCTTCACCTATACGGCAGTTCTTTGAAACGTTCCCCTGTGCCTGAAAGCGTTTTTCCAAAATCGGGTCAAGGCGGAGGTCGATCCAATGATGCACAATACGATCAATATAGGCGGCAGCAAATACTTCACGCAAAACAGGTTTCTTGCGCATAAAGCAATCGGAGAAGTCCGGTTCATAGTGACCGTATCTGATACTTTCCCATACAGCGACTAGTTCCGTATCATAATTGAAGGAAAACTCAATACAGCCATCAGTATTGCGTTTTTGCCTGCTGCAGTCATCGTATGCCTCAATAATTGAAGATAAGGGTATGTCATAGATCGGTTTATCTGTTGCGGAAACGGGACGAACCCTGCCTGCGTAAGTCTTGTCGAACGTGAACACGCTGCCGTAGCTCATGTACACGTACCACGCGTTCGAGGCGTCGTATTCGGTGCTGCTCCAGTACCAGTCAGTTGTAATTATATTTTGAGAACCAAACATGGAAGTTGCAAGCTCGTTGATTTCTTTCTTATACTTGGCTATGAGCATTAATTCACCCAATGCTGGCAGGTTCCACACGGTTATATCTTCGATACCGTCGTTTGCAAGCGTACAACCACGGTATGCGCGGGCGGCTTCAGCAGCTGGCGCACCGACAGTTCCCTGGCTGTCCCTGACACCCGCAAGAGTCTCTATTATAACATCGGTGTTTTCCTTACCATCGAAAGTGTCATAAAGTCCCTGATTACCATTACCGTAGTTTTTAAGTCCGCGTATATCAGTGCCGTAACCACCCCATTTGAATGTTTTCGCACCGCCTGCGTCAATACAGTCACTCTTAGCGATAATGAACTGGCGACATTCGGCACGTACACGGATGCCGACACGGATATACTTGGAGCGGTTATTCGCGCTCATGGAGTTCCATTCAGAAGCCGTGAAAAAGACTTGTTCACCATCCTCGATGCGCAGGGTGGCAAGGGACAGGTCGAGCAGTCCGCCCGCCCACTTCATATACTTCGCTATATCGCTTGCAGGGGTATTTTCATTAACAGTTGTAAAACCTATTGACTGCAAAGCTGAAATTTGGTCTTGTTTATTCAAGCGCAAAAGCATTGCGCTGGCAATATTTTTATCCATTTTATTGTATAATATTAAGTTAATACTATTCTGATGCAATAGCTCTCACATGGAGAAGGACTGAATTTTTGTTTTGAACCGTAAAACGCCCGGTATTCAGTTCGAATGTCCATGCAGAGTTATTGTCCCAAATCGTTGACGACCAATAGTACTTATCGGTCATTAACATACTGTCACTGCTCCAAAATGTCCGCATCATCTCATTGATTTTATCGCGATAGCGGTACATCAGAAGCATTTGGCCGGATGAAGGAAGGAACCAGTTGGATTCGTCTTCGATACCGTCACTTTCATGGGTATAGGCACGGTATGCACGGGCGGCTTCGGCAGCTGGCGCACCGATCACACCGCTATTATTCTGGTCTTTCAGGGTAGTGATAATCAGATCGGTATCCTCCTCACCAGTGAAGCAGCCGTACATGGCGCCCAGTCCCTTTTGGTTCAGCCCGTCTATGGCTTTGCCCTGACCGCCCCAATAGAAGGTAGTAGTCATGTCGGCATTATAGCATTCCTGGGCAGCAATCACAAAGGAACGTCCATAAGCGCGGATTCGAAGACCGCGTTTAATATACAGCTGTTTGTTGGCAGCGGTTAGGGAGTTCCATTCGGCAGCGGTAAAGTATGCCTTGGAGTTATCAGAGATGCGGTTACAGGCAAGGCAGAGGTCAAGAAGCCCGGCAGCCCATTTGATGCGTTGAGGAAACTCGCTAGCACGGGTATTGTCAGTCACATCGGTAAAGCCCACTGACTGGAGGGCTTTCACCTGCTCCTGCTTGTTCAAGCGCAGCAGGGTTGCGCTTTGTTCTTTTGTGCTCATAATTTAATTGATGTTTATTAAGTCGTTAATATCCATGTTATCCTTGGCGAAGCGTTCGAGATATTCCTCGTAAGATTCGCCATTATAATAATCCATTATTTCACCCACATTATCCAATGTGACTTCGGGATAATAAGGTTCACCACCATAGGCTTCCGAATTGAACCAATCAATCATCTTGACATAGGCATCGATAATGGTGGAAACGGTCAAACCTTCAAACCCGTTCCGGATCGCTTCTATATCCGAGTTCTCGATTACTTCATCCAGCAGATAGTTTCCGGTAAGTACGGGCTTCTCTACCTGATTACCGTTTTCGTCCAGTCCCCCGATACCAAGACGCAGGATTTCCAGCACTTCCGATCCGTTCCCGACGAAATCACGGTTCGTGATACGGATATGGCGGAATACGACATTGCCCTCCTGCGAATCAATTATGTCGCGGATCATCTTTACAACATCGATAAGCGGGCAGTTTTCCACGCGCAGTGTGGTGATGTTCGGCATGGATTCAACAACGATGCCTGTGTCCGCATTCAGCCCCTTATAGCTCAACTTATCGAGGTTCATCAACTTGAACTGTGTCATGGTGGTCGGCAATTCCGCATATTGAACCGGACAGCCCCCCACAAAGTTGACGATTTGCAGTGCGCTGCCGTATGCCAACAGGTGCAAAAGGCGTGTTGCCCCGGTCAGGTCAAGAGACACCAGCTTTTTGAAGTTCTCCACGTTCAGGAGTCTCATATACGGCTTCTCACCAAGCGGAAGGTCTGTGACGCTATTGTTGGCGAATCCTTTGCGCTTACTGCCGAACACCAGTTCCTCGACACGGATCAACGTAGTGAAGTCTTTTGCCTGTGTACCGTCGATGTTGACAGTGCTCAAATCACCCAAAGACTTGATCTTCGATGCACCGATGATATAGATCGCGCTCGATGAGTTTGAACCGTCGAAATGGAATGTCACCTTTGAGCCGTCTTCTTCCGCCCATGCCCCCTGTTGTGCGGCTGGCGTATTGAAGCCCGCCCACAATTTCCATTGCTCGCTTGCGGTCACTTCGATATTGATGTCCTCACCGATGGCGCGGAACATGCACATATTATCCGCCTTCAGGATCGTGCTGACACCGAAATAAGCGTCAAGGAAGTCATAACGGGCAGACACATAGTAATGGCGGTAAGGGATACCCATACCGGAGATCACGTTGAACGCCTGACCGCCCGGATTGGTGATATACTTCGCCACGGAATCACGGCAAGCGACGATCGCAGGGATCAAGAGGTGGTCTTTTTCTTCCGATTCACGCAGAACGGCTTCGTAGGAGAAAGCGGACTCGCCACCCGGAAGGCGCGATGTGCGGATTTTCTCCGCGGTCGCTGCAAGTCCGACCTGATCATAACGCCACATGCCTTGCCAAACGACGCTCATACGTCCGGCAAATACGTTTTCCCCCTCCATGACGCTGTCAAGCATCACGTTATACGGAAGTTTGAAGATACCGGAATTATTCTTTCCGTTCGTACTGTCCGAATCATAATCGTGGTTCATGTACCAACGGTAAATACCGTCCGGGCAGAGGTACAAAGCCCACATGCTGTTTTTCGATAACTGGTCGACGCCTGAATGATACAGGATACGGACTAGGTATGCGCGGAAAGAAGCCACGCTGCAATACTTGTCCATTTCCTCAACCAGCTTCCGGTATCGGTTTTCGAGCGTATCGCTGACCTGTGCACCGTTGATACTGATTTTGCCGCCTGCCATACGGTTCTTCGGGTTACATGAATACACCCATTCGCAGAACTGTTTCCAGTGGTACGGTGTCTTCTTTCCAAGCGCATAGGCAAGGTTCATGCCGTCATCGTCCGGTGTACGGAATTCAAAGAACATCGTCCATTTGGGAACAAGGCTTTCCGTTGACAGTTCCGCACCGTACAAGCCTTTCACCCACTTGCTGTGCGTCGACTGCATAGTCATGAAGTTGTCGATATCATCGAAGATGCACATACCTTCATAATCAAGCATTTCAACACATTCAACCGGATTCAGGACACGTCCGGTAACGACCGTTTTCCTGCCGTTGAAAGAGATTGTTCCGGTAGTGTTTTTCCATGCCCCGTCGACGTATTCCATGAACTTGTACGAAGCGTCCGTCGATTTGGAAAGCATGTAGATCGTATCCTGATCGTAGTCGTCAGCATGGGACATGAAATAGGATTCCGTCACGTCCGGAAGGTCGGTGAAGTCGCCATAACTCAAACAGTCGGCATTGTAGCCGGGAACATCCTTGAAGCCGAAAGTCGGTGGATTTCCCTTGTCAATGTTCCAGTCACCGCGACACCAAAAGTACGCGTCATTGATATTTCCGGTATCTGATTTGAAGACAAGCACACTGTTACCGTCAATACTTGTACGCAAGTCCAGCGTGTTGTTTTCATCCGCATAGTACGCGTTCTGCGCTGGGGTCATATATTCCTCGCCCAAAGCCTTCTGCATATCGTTATTGATACGGGAAATCGGGGTGTTTACCTTGTCGGGTGATGCATAGTTGACCTTCAGGCAAACCTTGTCGAATGGAATAGTCTCACCACGCAAAATGATTTTCTTGTTTACAATCGCGTCGAGCAAAGCCTGCGGAGCCCGTTCCGGATACATCGCACGGATAATTGCCTTTTTCAGCTTGTATTTCCTGTTCTTATAGGTTGGATAGAAGGCGGATGTCGTACCCTGATTGGTCGTTTCCACGTTCTCGAAAATAAGACTCATACCTTTGTCCTTGCAGAACAGATACAGGTCTGTATATATCTTGGTGGACGTGTCCGTTACGTTGTCAAGCGTTTCAAGTTTATAGTCCCCGTGTGGCATTTCGACCAGACAGTCGCACATTTCAAGTGCTTTGTTCAGGTCGATTTTATTGTCGGTTAGGATATCGTTCTTTTTGTTCAAAGCGATCATTTCGTCCGTATCAGATTTACCGATCACAAATTCATCGTTAATCTGTTCGTCCGCCATTTCCTTTTCCCAGGAGAGCAGGCGGTACATGTACAGTTCCCCGGCTGTTCCGGAGAAGCTGATTTGTTCGGACTGTTTGATCGCGCTTTGTCCTGCCGTATATTTGGATGCGCCAATCAGGTCACCGTCACAATATAGCTTGGTATAGCCTTTGCCGTCCTCTTCCGCATTTGCCTTTTCAATGACGAAAGCAAACTCGTAGATGTCGCCCGGCTTGAAATACCGTTCGATCAGTTCAGTTCCGAGTGCTTTGAAGTACACACATTTTGAAGTGATACGCCACCCGATTTGGTTTGCTTCGTCCCAGCATGACACGACGTTCGCGTCAGGATCGGCAGCGTTCTGCGTCTTTATCTTGATGATGGTAGTCGATCCGGTCTGCTCAATGTTGGTACGGTTATAGGGACGATAAGTACACAATGCGGTGGCATCATCCGAAACCTTGAACGCCTTCCCTTCGTTCTTGTCGGTGACAAAGGCATTCGTGGAATAGTTGAACCCGTTCTGCTTCATTTCATAAAGTCCGTACAGCCATGACTTGTCCTGATCCGAATTGTCCTTGTCTGCCGGATTGAAATAAATCATATAGCTGGAATCACCATTGATGTCAATGACGGAACTGTTAACGGAGTACTCAATCGTATTGCTTTCCCCAGCACCGCATTTCCCGTAAATACCCAACGTATTCCTGATATTGTCCGCAATAGTAAAGCCATCGACACGGGTGGACAGATTGAATGTACTGTTACGTCCTACTGATACGGTAGTCAGCACTGTATCGGTTTCACTGTTGTCTCCGGTAGAGGTATTGGCAACTTTCGCGACCTTGTGTATTTCGACATGGGCATCGGTAGCGACATGGCTGGGATCATAGCACGCCACTTCGATGTTCAGGTTTGCATACTTCTTGACTGACCATGCCGTTTCCGTTTCTTCGGAATGCGCAAGCGCCACGATAGGCATAAGACTTGACGGGTTGACAATCATCACATCAAAGAACTGGTAGTTCGACCATACGCCCGATTCCACGTCCTGTGCGACAATCCTGACAGTATATGCACCATGTTTCAGTCCCAAAGACGAAACGTTGATTTGCAAGTCCTGTGAGCGTGTGGAAGCCACGCTGGTTTGTGAGATCAGCTTCCATTCGTCGCCTATTTTGATATGTGCCGTAACGGTTGACTTATTGGCGGAAGACAGTTTGAACACGTCCGTCATGGTGATGAGTCCCGAACCTTCCTGCAATGTTTTGTACAAAGCCCATACACGGGAAAGTTTCAGGTTTACAGCCGTGACGCTGATTGTCTTCTGCGCGGTATTTCCCCCGTCATCGGTGGCAACGACCACAAACTTGCGGTTCATCGCTTCGCTGAAATAGCTTTTAACGGAAATCGCAAAAGTGTAGTCCGTATCTGACGGGGAACTTTCCCGGTTCACGTTGAACGTTTCAAGCGTTTCCCCCGTTGACTTGTCTTTCAGTTGCAGGGTTTCGATATTGTTGTATGAAACCATTTCACCCGATCCGGTACGTGACAGGATCGCAAGCCTGATTGTCAGGTCGTCAGTTCCGAGTGCGGCATACAGGGAGGTCTTTTGCGGATAGATATACACGATTGTCCCGGCAACGCCCCCACCGCCACCAGTTCCGACTGCAAAGGTGAAACCGTCGCCCAGCGGAAACCCTTCCGCGTCCTTCATGTACACACGCACCGTTCCGTCTTCCGCCTGTTCGCCATCCACGTCGACGGGCATGGCATCATAGACCGCACCACCTGCTACCGGGTTCACGCTGTCCTTGATGATTTCGGAATCGGTTTCGACTGTTCCCCCAGCGGCAGAACCGAAGTCGTTCCATGCCGCCAAGTCATTATAATCGGCACGGGACGCGCACAACTGTTTGGACTCGAATGTTTCCTTTCCGGTGCGGTAGATGATAACCACACCGGGTTTGATGCATTCCGTTTCATTTGCCGTCTCGTAAGCTGTCAGGGCATCGATAGCCGTTTGAAGAATATAGTATCCGTTTGATAATGGCGCAATTTCATCGACCAGCAGCACTGCGCCTTTGCCCGTCATGTCGCCACCAGCACCACCGAAGTCCGTCCAGTTCGCTTCTGTGGCAAAGCCTTCAAGGGATGATCCGGCAAACTGTTTGGATTCCCATTCACCTTCAGCAATTTTATAAGTCAATACGATACCCGGTTTGCGGTAAGTGACATTATCCGCATTCTCCCTTTCCGTAATTGCGGCAATGGCTGCGGACAAGGAATAGACAGAGCCGCCACATATTTCGTTGACATTGATAACGGACAGGGCTTTGTTAGCCAGCGACAATGCTGAAGACGCGGTAGCCTGTGCGTCTTCAGCCGATTTCTTTGCCGCTTTTGCAGCCAAGTCCGCAGACGCGGCTAACTGTATCGCGTCGGAGTCGGCAGAAAGCAAAGCCCCGGCAAAGTAGATGTAGGTCTTGTTGCCGAACAGGTATATTTTATTCTCGTGCGGGTGTGTGCGGTCGGTATTCATATAGGCATCAACACCTTTCCAGCTTGGATAATACTTGTTGTCAACGAAGCAGGCAAATTTACCCAGACTGGCGAGAAATACAATTTTACCGTCTTCAGTAGGCGCATTGGACTGCTCCAACACAATGGAAGAGTCGGTTACTATTTCGTCGAAGCGTTCTGTTGAGTGATGTACGAAATCTACCATTAATGAAGACACGTCCTGTGATGTGCTGTCGGCATCGTCAGAAAGGCTTTTAAGTTTACCCCATACTGTCCCGTCTTCGCTTTCCGATTCCGTGCCGATATTATCGGACAGCTTTCCGATATTTTCATTCGCTTTTTTAGCGGATTCCGCAGCTTCGTTGGCTTTCTTTTGTGCAGCATCAGCCGTATTCTTTGCCGTTTCTACATCTTCTTTTTTTGCATATACGGAAAGGTTGCCTGTCGTTGAGACAAGTTTCCACCCCGGATTTTGAAAGGCGTAGATGTTACCATTGTCGACTGCATCGGGGGTATTCTCGTCATACACCGTCACGATCTGACCGAATTTCAACGGCTTTCCGTCAGAACCGACCGGGGAAGTACTGTCCGCGTTCATCTCCGCGACGGTGGTGTATGTGTTACGAATCCCCAACCCGATCTGGTTTTTCTCCGCTTCGTTGATGACATCCAGCGTTTCATCAATCAAGCCGCCCACTTCTTCAGGTGATATGGATAAGGAATCTTTCTTTGCCGAAAGTTCCTGTGCCCGTCTTTTTAATTCGTATATTGTTGCCATTATCAGTTAAATCTTTAATGTATCCTCGATTAAAATAGTACTTGCAGGCATTTGGACAAGTGGGCTGCCATCTGCTGAAGCTATATAACAGTTGCCGTTATCGAATGTGAGTTGAACAATCATTGATTGTGGATTATCCCATGAATCTGCATACGACATCGATAGACTGAACACTCCGGAAATATTCTTTACAGACGAATCAAATGTACATAATCTCCGTTTGCCGTTCACTTCAGGAGCTATCATGGAAGTTCCTGTATTGGCAGCAGCCAAGATATTAAAATAGACAGTTTCATTGCCCGTCTGTTTTGCCCGGTATATGATTTCTGCTTTTCCGGAAACGACTTCACTTAGGGATAACTGGGCTTTCATGTCCTTTTCTATTATGGTCTTGTCCAAATAATCTGTGACAATAGCCAATATTTTGTTCCTGAATGTTACTACATCATTTCTGCCTACATACATATCTGACTTTGTATATGTTGTTGACAGTTTTACATACCTGCGCTCATATACTTGCGCTTCGGAATTGTCCGCAAATATTTCATTTTGAAATTTTTCCTGAACAACCACCCAGTATACTGGTTGTGATGTAGGCACAGTAAGAATATCCGGTTTTATCGGATAAACTTCATCACCTATCACGATATATCCATTTCCGACAATAGTATACACTGTATTGGAACCAAGGATTTCCGTGCTGACCGGATCGCTTAACAGAATATGTTTCTCTCCCAGTTTCATCCCGGAACAAATGGCTTTCAATACGTCTGCTGTGGATTCTTGCATAAATTCCAAATCATCCAAATAAAATGGCTGTCCGCCTTCTTTAAATAACAGTTTATTCATATTCGTATATTTTAAGGACGTAGGTTCGTCCGGCTGGTTTATAATAGTCAATCAAGTTTTTAATCTCATTCTCATACGTTGACAGGAACGACGGTATGTTCACCATGTAATTTCCCGAATAGTTCCCTTCACCGCGCTGCTGGATGTGTTTCTTTCCCACTCCTTCACCCCGTTTATACAGGTAGGACGGGATTTGCTCTTCCCTGCGGTGATACAGGTACGATTCTTTTCCCGCAATATCAGTGATGTATATTTCCCTGTTTTTCAAGAAAAACCTGTCGTTCAGCACTTTCTCGATATATATCACCTGACCGTTTATATTCAGCTTGTTGATAGCCTGTTTACGGTAGCTTTTAAACAGGGTGTAAATGAAGATTAAAGGGAGAAGGAAGATGGATATGATTGCAAATATCTTCCTTTTCCTCAATGACGGACGAAGCACATACTGCGCGTATTTGATAATGTCAAAATCATACCACATAAGTCAGGGAGGTTTCAAGGCTGTTCAGGATGAAGCACCCGGCTACAGCCGTATAGTTATTATTTTTAATTACGTTATATTCCGTAGCGGATGCCGCTTTTGCGGCACATTCTCCAAGTTCGACGTCCAGTACGCCTTCAACCCTCTGTATCGCGTCAACAAGTTTTGTCTTATTGAATTTACCGCCATACTCGATACCTTTCAGATAATCGTTGATGGCGGCAAGTACTGGTTTACTACCATCCGTCAGGCGGATACCGGAAGCGTTGATAACCATAGGATCGACTTCTATGGTCGCGTTGATACGGATGTCATCTGCCGGAATTGACTGTATCGACAAGATTACCCCGGCAATCTTGATCGAATTCATATAGCTTTTAAATGCCGTCAGAACGTCCCCGGTCAAAGGACAAGGAAGTCCCCCCTCATCTCCGGACACGAGTATCTGAATACTTCCTCCGCGATCTTTGACTGCCACATACTTGACAAGCTGTTTGGTTTTGTCGATAACGGAATACCGGAACTGGTATTTCTCCGGATCATAGACCAGCGGATCACCATACTGGAAAGCCAGCGCACTGCTATGATACCATCGCACGGTCGGTATGATATTGGCGTCAATCCGTTCCTCCACGTCCGATTTGAACTGGTCAAACATTTGCTCTATGACGTGCGCTGTTGCCGCAAAAATGTAAAACAGGGTACTTTCTATTGATACGGGGGAAAACACCGAATCAAAGTCGGCATCACCCGTGATGCCATACAGGTCACGGATAATGCTGTTTGACATATAGGCATCCGTCATTTCTTTCTTTATTTCTGCGATTGTTCTAGCCATTACTTAAATTGTTCGGTAAACTGTTCGGTGAAAATTCTCAATCGTACCGCATTTGAGGCGGTTTCAGAAGTAGCCGGACAAACGGAGTTCCGCTGGCAGTAATCAGCCAGTTCACTGTTATAGACCTTTTCCGGGGTTTCGATTTCCTGTCCGGCTTGTAGGGTGTCCGTTATGCCCATATCGTTCGTCCTGGCAAGCATGAAAGCCGCTTCGATTGTACCATATTCCTGCACGGCTATGTCCAGCAGGGTTTGTCCGGCTTGTACTACAGTTTTCATCTTACATTTTTATAAATAAAAAATACAAATGCAATAAAAAAGGCTGCTATTACGGCTTTTGCCCACGGAGGAATGTACGCGACCTTTTCAACGACCTTTGTATCATTCCTCTCCTGTTTTTCCAGTTGCTCCTTCAATGTCAGCAGGGTTTCCTGAATTTCCTGTATTTGTACCTGAAGTTGTTCATTATAGGTTTCTTTCTCCTGTCTGGTAGACGTTCCTGTCGCTGTCTCCGTGGAGGTCGGGTATTGTTTCCCGGTCGAATCCGGTGGCGAATAGTTCGTCTTCTGCCAGTTGAATTCCATTTGCTGCATCATCTCGATCATTCGCTCAACATTCTTGTTTACGCTGACCTGCGCTTTGTCTGTAGAAACTTCTTCCTGTTCCGTCTGCTTCTGTTCCGTGTTATCCTGATGGACGGTCGTGTCCGTTTTGGACGATCGGCAGGAACAGACGGACAGCACCACGATTGTGAGTAAAAAAACGAGTATCTTTTTCATTACGGTCGAACGATTACAGGTGGTAAAAATGAGGTAAATTCACTCTTTACGTCGAAGCAGGGACATTCTTTCATCCACTCGCATTTTTCGACGATGCCGTTCCCGTTCTTGTCCGGACTGGTATCTCGATGCCCGAGGATATCAATAATGTCGTGGCGGTGGCAGATGTCCTGAACGAGCTCGCGCATCGCTTTCTTCTGTGCGTCCGTCCGGGTATCCTTTGCCTTGCCGTTCTTATCCAGTCCGCCCTCATAGCAGATACCGATTGAACATCGGTTATAACTGGTTTTCTCACCGGGAACGATAAAGTTATCATGTGCCCCGATTTCGTTTTCCGCACGCATGGGAATCACGCGACCGTCTTTCCGGATATAATAGTGGTATCCCCATTTTCCAAAGCCACGGGCTACGTGTGAATCATTAATTTGCTTCTCTGTGAAATCTTTGTCCTCGCGTGTTGCAGAACAATGAATGATAATGTATGTAGGTTTATTCATCTTTCTTTTCCTCCTTATTTTCTGTTTCGTCTTCTCCTTGAATGTATTTCTTATACTTGCATTTATACCTGTAATCAACTCCGAAGAGTGCGCCTGCAAAAGTCGAAACTTCGCCATAGGCGACTAAAACCGAGTTGTCAATCTGTCCCGTAGGTACTACCCAAAATCCGCAAAACAGCAGGATCATTCCGGATACGGACAGGAAAACTGCGATCCATAACTGTACGTGTAGTCTTTTCATGATACATACAGGTTATAGAATCAGTCGGAAAACTATCCATACCAGTAATATGACCACATCCGCCAACAATGCCCCGCGTACCGTCGCCCGGATGTCTGCCATATCCGGAACATCGTCTTTCGATTCCTTCCATTTACCAGCCAGCCATGCGGATACAGTTCCCAAAACCATGCCGCCCAATACGCTAGGGAAGCTCACCCCAAACAGGAAAACAGATGCTACCACGCACACGGCTAAAATGAGCATCCCAATCAGTCCGTGAATGATTTTGTCTACTCCGAACTTTTTAATCAGATCGTTACTTGCTTTCATTTTCAATCATTTTAATCGTTAGTAATTTCAATATTTATTTTATCCACCAGCTCCGAATAGTCAATGCCCGCGCGTTTCAGGTGGATTTTCATTTGTTTCTCAATGGCTCTTTTATCAGCCTGTGAACGGATATACCGGATCAGGTTCGCACCCAGCACCGGGTCTTCTTTCAACTCACCCTGATTCAGCTCAAGCACGATTGCCGCATTTTGAATCAGAGTGTCACCGATTACGAACCCGGTCAGCCCGTCTTTTCCCTTATGGGGGACAATTCTGATATCACCATCCTTGTCGAGTAATAGTCCTTTCATTGCTTCACCCTTTCGTTTTCAATGTCCCTGACCTGTGTCTCTTTTAGTGATTCCGAAATGTAGGAAGACAATGCCGTTTTCAAAGCCGATCCCCCGTCGTTCGGTACAGGTGTCCATCCTGACAATTTCTGCTTCAATGAATTGATGTCCTTTTCAATCAGGTTCAGCCGTTCCGTCAGTTCCCCGACTTTTACCAGTCCGCCCAATGTCCCGCCATTCAGCACAATTTCGTCCACCTCATCAGCAGAAATCAGGAAGGCGTCAGTCTCCTGTCCCTCGATGATTCCGACCAGACAAGTTGTTCCCGGTTTCGGATAGATGCATAATGCACCCATTCCCAACTGGACATCATAATATTCAAGCTGGTCAATGACCCCGGTCACATCCATTGCCTTGTTTTCTTTATCAACCTTGTCTACCGTTACCCAGCGCAATTGCGCCTGTCTAGCCCCTTCGCGCCATTTTTCAAGCGCATCACGTAACTGTTCATCCGTAGTCATTCCGCACGTCCTCCCAACTCTAATTTTTGCCTGTATGTAGCATCGTCACTGAAATCCTTTGTCACCTTCTCAACGTAATAGTATCCGTTCATTTCCGGAGTTATTTCACTCTTCAGGTCAATCGTTATACCGTGGCGGACGACAGGTATCCCGAACAGTTCGACGCCCCCGCGGTACTTCTGCTTTTTAAGGCTTTCGTAGAAATCTCTGGCGAACTTCTTCAGGTCTTCGACCTTGACGGACTTTCCTTTTTCATTGTAAGTCAGGTTATAGACCTCACTTCCTTCCGTTCCGGCTTTTGCTTCCAGTTTCTTGCCGCCAGCACCGATGCTGACAACCTTGACCTGAAACTCACCGTTGGTTTCGTTCAGGTTCTGACTGACGGCATTTTTTTCCAGTACGATTTTCACCTTTTCGGTGTCGACCTTTTCGGAATAGACATTTCCGCAATACAGGACTTTGCCGATGAAATAGCAGTGGAGGTTGGTTTTCTTCCGGATGTCATTCAGGATTTCCGCGACCGTTCTGGAAGAATACCGTACCGCACCAAGTTCAGCATCATAGTTCGTCTTCACCTCATAGCCTTTGGCAACGTCTGCAAGCAGTTTCTTCAGTGTGACATTCTTTGCGGAATAGGACACTGTTTTTCTTTTCAGGTTATACATTTCGTCCTCGCACCGGATCGTCACTGGAACACCCCAGCCGATCAGCGATATATATCCTTCAAATTCCGTGTACAGGTTGGAATCATATCCGAGTTCAATCTTCACCTGATCCCCGGCAGACAGCAGTTCCTTCAGGTCTTTTCCGGCAAAGTATTTGATACGCCTGGGAAGGACTATTTCTGCAGAGTCTGTCAGCATCTTCCATGAACTTTCGATGTGAACCGACGAAATCGTATAGATGACCAGTTCCTCGCGTCTCTTGTTTGCCGGGAATGTGATCCGGCTGCACATCATATAGCTCATAGTGTCAGTTCATAAGGGTTATCACTCGTTGCTTCTATCGTGAACGGAACTACGCTGCTGTTTCCCTGAATCGGATTGAACGAAATGTTATCAATGACAATGGAGTAAATTTCCTTGTTGTTGAAGATGCTTCCCGTAACTCCGACCGCTTCCGTCACTTTGCGGAACTTGCAGAGCGCGTTCACTTGTTCGGCAACCGTCTTATAACCTTCCCGGCTTTTGTCTGCTATGCAGAATCCCCGGATATTGATTTTCCAGTCGTCGAGCCCGTAGACTTCCTTTACAGTTCCGTGAACACCCAATACCTTCGTTTTTGAACAGTTCATCGAGCGCGAAAAGTCCACGATCGTTGCATACGGCATCGGAAAACTAGCCATATTCATCGTGCCGCGTGACCCGTCCGGATTATAGGTGCTGTATTGCTTGTTACCGTCAAGGGTAAACGTCCCGATGACCGGAGTCCCCATCCAGCTGTATGCTTCGGCTTCGGCATCCGGAATCGTTGTCACTCCGATGTATTTCCCCGGATCGTAATCCTGCAGGGTTCGTCCCCACGGAAGATAAATCGGGGATGAAATCCCGAAGACCTCCGTGAACAATGCACCAATATTTAACGCTGTATTTCCTGTCATAACTTTATCCTATTGCTGGTACTGTATCGGTTATCACCGCTAAAATTTCCCGTTTGACCTTATCCGCAACATCGCGCATGTCCGCACCTGCCGCAACCCTGAAATGATTGTTGAATGTCACGTTCATGGTGATATTCCTCACGCTGCTTCCACCTTTTCCACCAAGTCCCACGTCTTTCCCGGAAGTCCCCCCGGTTGAGGTTGTGACGGTGGTCGGTTTGTTGACTGCCGCTGGTGCGGTGTCCAGCTGGAACTTGTCAAGTCCGGGGACTTTGTCCTTGTTCCGCCAGCTTTCCCGTCCCTTTTCCTTGCCTTCTTCCCATGCCCGACCGACTGCCACAGCGTTGTCAAACACTTCTTTCTTTACCCGTTCAAATACGTCGTCAATGCTCCAGTCATCCCTGAACCAGTTAACCGGATTCAGAATTTCAATGATTCCCATTTGGATGGTATGAATCGTCTTGAAAAAGGAAAGAAAGCCCGTTTTAAGGACTTCCCACAGCCCGAACAGGAACACACGGACTCCTTCAAACTTGTTATAAAGGAAAGCCACGAAAGCGATGACAGCCGTTATGATTGCAACGATCCAGCCGATGACAGGGATACCCATGATAGCGACGGAAATCAGCCGGCTACCCACGATTGTAGACAATGCCATTTTAGCCATCGACGCAACCCAAACCCCGGCAATCTTTGTTATTCCAAGTGACATGATCTGCGAAATAGACCATGCGACAGTTCCGAGCGTGACAAGCGCGCCTACAAAGATTCCCACAACTTCAATGGCAGGGGCAATCGGTTCTACAAATTCAAAGAAACTGATCTTCAGGTCGTCGATAAACGCTTGCATACGTTTCTGCTTTTCGGCATAAGTATCCATTTGTTTATTTGCCATGTCGACCGCAGAAGTAGAACCCTGTATCGCTTCCGTCCATGTGTCAATTTGGTCTACACCCTCAATCAAAGCCATCGCTGAAGCAAGGTTTTCACTTCCGAACAACGCGGACATGATTGTAGCGTTGTGCATGACCGGAGTCAGGGCACGCAGTCGGTCAGTCAGTGAAAGGGACTGGTTTTGCATCGTTTTTATATTGACCCCGGCAGCTTTCAGTTGCTTGATCGCGTCCGTAGTCGGAGCCTGCAATTTGACTATCGTGTTACGCAAAGCGATACCGCCTTCTGAACCCTTTTTCCCCGATTTGTCAAGCAACTGGATCAGGGAGTTTGTTTCGGCAAATTCAACCCCGAATGTTTTTGCAACACTACCCGTTTGTTTCAATGCTTCCGCGACCTCCCTGATTTCGGCAGACCCTTCGACAGTTCCTGCCGCCATGATGTTCATATAGTCCGTCATAGTTTGTGCGGCTTTCATCGGATCATCGAGGGAAACCTTATACTGGTTCATGGCGGTGGACATGGCTGCAGACGCTCCGGGGACGTCATTTTGCATCGTTTTACTAAGTGTCATTACATTATTCGACATGATTTCGAGCGCGTCCGGTGCTTTTTTCAGTTCCGGAGTAATCTTTGAAAGCAAGTCCTTATAAACGACCATAGCATTTGACGCATCGACACCGAACGCTTTTGCCGTGTTACGGGCTTTGGTGGCGAGAACGTCCAGTTCCTTCCCCTCCATGTTGGTGATACCGGACATTTCGGCAACGGCAGTTTCAAACCGGACGCCCGGTTCGATGGCGTCGTTAAAGGAATCACGGATATTGTCAACACCTTCCTTCAGCTGGTTGAGAAAGAACATTCCCTTTCCCAGCCCTTCCAGTTTTCCGGCTGTTTTTCCCGATGTCTCCCCAAGACGTTCAACCACTTCCTCCGTGTCGTCGATTACCCGTGTAGCTTCTTCGGCTGCATCGGTTGCCGCATGTAGCGGAGACGTGATCCTGTCAACCAGTTCCAATATCCATTGAGTCACTTGCATTGTCTTTTGAGAATAATCGGTTTACAACTTTAGCGAATGCATTGTGCATTACTATTTCAAATTCTTCCAACTCCGTTTTCCGCAACATGCGGTATTCGGCATAGAGCCGGAGCCATTCATCTTCGTCCAGTTTGTCCGGGATGTCGAAGCCATATACTTTTTTCAGGATGGCATCTATTCCCTCGACAAGACCGAACGCTGATGAATATTCCTCTATGCTTTGCTGATAAAAGCCGCCTGTCCGGCAATCAGTTGTCCGATGGCGGTCAGGACTGAAGTATAGACGGTAGAATCTTCCAACGCCTCCATATTGCCAGCCGCCACGCAGTTCCGGATCAGGATGTCATTTGCTTCTTCAAGATCATCCTTTTTCTTTGCCATAGCCAGCAGGATGTTTTTTTTCGGGCGGACGATCAGGTAGTCGTAACGTTCATCCTCGTCCACCTGTACGGTGACATGCTTCAGGCGTTTTCCGTATTTCAGTTTCAGTTCCGTATGCTCTTCCTCTGTGAAATCGACAATCAAAGCCTTTTCCTCCGTTGTCAGTTCCTCGTAAGGCTTTCCAGCCTTGATTTTCATTTCTTCTTCTTTCATTTTAAAAGTCTTTTAAACGGTTATTAAACTACATTGCCACATTCCAGTCGATATGGCTGGGAAGAAGGGTGAATTGTGTGGCAATGCTTTTATCACCCTGTTTAACGTCCACGCCATTGTCCGTGAATTCGACGTTCCGGATTACGTCCTTCATGACAAGCCCTTTATACTCATACATGACCGGAATGTCGAACGGCTCGATATCCGTGAGACGCTTTCCCGAACCGAGTGTCAGTTGCAAGGCGTTCACTTCTTCTTTCAGAAGGGTGATCGATGCTTCAGCCTTGTAATTCCCCTCACCGCGACCGACAGGAAATTCACCGGCACCGTAGATGTTGTCTTTCTCTTTGCTGTCTTTGTAGGAAAGGGCTGTGATACCCTCTACCTGACGACCGAGCATGACAACCTTGACGCTGTTCCATCCGGCTATTTTTCCGAACTTGTTGATTAATGTTCCTAACAATGCCATATTTTCAGATTTTATTTGTGAAACCCAAGTCAATCTCAAACTCATGTACAATACCGTCTGCAACCAGTTTTACCTTGATATTGAAAGGCTTGTCGCTGACAGCCATCTGTTTGGGATTGATATAAATGTCGAAGTCTGCAATATCCTCCGAAGTTACCATAGTTTCCAGTGCGGATTTGACAAGCGCGTCCCAACTGCTGATCGTGGTATTACTGATATATCCGGTTGACGGGTCAGCTTTCACCTTACTTCTCACACGCGGTAACAAGGTATTGCGGATAATACGTGCCGCCTTGTTCCAAACAGCGTTATATTCAATATATGCATAGTCGCTGTCCGCTTCCGTACACGTACATGAATTGCTGAAAAAGAATCCGGCATACCCTTGAAAGCTGCCGACGAAGATATACCCTTGGTCAGTCAGTTTTTTCTGGTCGGATACGCTCAACTGTGAGAAGGGTTTGCCATTGCTCAAGGCTGCATCCAGCCAAAGCCCGTTCAGTTTGTCAGTCAATGGATAGTCCTTTGTCCCCTTTGCCGTCCGTGGGTGGTTTTCAATATCAACACTGCCCATATTTTCATGTACATAGCGGACAGACAGCATTCCGAGTGCGCTTCCTACGGCAGCGTGTGTCCGGTATGCTTCATCCTTTGCCGCCCGTGCCGGGTCTTGTGCAATCACGACAGAGACGTTTTCAGCATCCAACTTCCGGAGGTCGACAGCATCGGCAATGGCATTGATATACTTTCCGACACCTTCCAATATTACCGCATCGATATACAGGTGGTCTTCCCTGAATTTATTGACCATCTTCTGTGCCTCTTGTACGGCTACTGTGATTGTTTCGTCCGCAGTCAGTGAGCAGATACCGATGGTGTTTACTCCGTTGATGGTACGTACCGCATTGACGAAATCTTCCTTCGTCAGCAGGCTTGACACTTTTTCAGACTTCGGAACCAGCATAAGATACAGCGAACGTTCCGGAGACAGGCGGAAGACTTCGCTGGTATGGTAATGCACCAGTTCCTTGTTTTCAAGATCAATGGTATCATCCCAACCAAGTGCTTCCAAATCGGTAATGTCGTTGAGGTTTTCCGGCTTGTAATATTCAAGTTTTCCGATCTCCGATCCACCGACCACGAGCAAGATGATGCGGTCACTGGTATCGGTATCCCGTACCAGCCCGCCATTAACTTTGTTGATGATTACTCCTGTAAAATTTCCCATAAAATAATTCGTTATACGGATTTACCTGATAAAATTGCACCAACACCGAAATCTTCAATACGGTCTACAATACCGTAGGTTTGGGTACGATATTCGGATGTAGGACTCTTGCTGCGTGTATCGGTCGTTTCCGGACGATACAGGGATTTCACGGATTCGATGTGGTAATACGTATTCGGAGCATAGAAGAACGTGCTTGCCTGAAAGTCCGTTTCGGCAGACGGTTTTGTGCCTTCCGCCACCTTCTTGGCTGTTTCCGCATTATAGAACGGGCAGTCGTTATTCTCAAAGAACTTGATACCCATGAAGCCTTTCGGTTTTCCGGTTGCCGGATCAAGGTAGAAAGTACGGTCATAGAAGTACTTGGACGCATCCTTATCCAGCAACAAGTCACCCATGTGCAGGGGGGAAAGCACCATGTACAGGGCATCGGTAACGGGAAGGTTCCACGTCTTTGCGAGCGTTGCAAAATCGACCAGATCCTTATAAGACAGTCTCAAACGACCATTAATATCTTTCTCACCCGTTGTCCGGATAACAGGCATTTCTTCGTTTGAATCATCCTCCGGAGCCAGTTTGTGCAGCACATGGTTGCGGATACCGACCTGAAAGGCTTCATTGTGCTTCACACGGATAGCAGCGCGCTTGTCAAAAGCGAGATAACGGATTTCGTCATCCGTACAGGAACTGGGTTCCGTATCGTAGATTTCCCACGGTACGATATAATTCTTTCCGGTCATTTGCTTCGGCTCGAAATCTTCCGTGTTGTTTACGCGAAAACCGACATTGTTAATCAGTTTGTTTCTGCGTACACCGTCCGCAGCCAAAGCTCCGGCAGGAACAGAGCCTAAGACCTGCATGAAGTCCGCCCTGTAATTGCGACGTTCGATCAACAGTTGGGGATCGACGTACTTGTTCAAATAAAGACCGTCTACTGGTTGTGCCATATTCTTTTTTTTAAATGGTTAGTATTTTATTTTCCGTTACGCTTTATGTAGTCATTCAAAAGACGTTCGTATTCAGCCGGATTCTTCTCCATGATATTTTTCAAAGCCTCCGGATCGTTTTGAAGGTCTTCGAACTTTTTGTTTGTGGTATCCGTCAGACTGGGAGCATGAACTTCCGGCATTTCCACAGGCTTGATAGCGTCGAGCAGCTTCTTTGCGGTATCGAAATTGCTGGTCAGGTTCGCCTTCCAGTCGTCACGAACGTCGGCTGTGATTCTTTTTTCCTTGATCGCACTGTTCAGGATGTTTTCGATTTCCTGTTCCTTGCGTGCCTCCTCCTGTCTTTCGAGCATGTCGACGCGGTCTGCCTTACGCTTCCACACGTCTACCTGTGCGATGAATTGTGCTTCCGTGGTACTTGCGTCCATTCCGAAGCGGGTAGTCAACATTGTTAAATCCATGTCATTTTTTGATTTTTCGTTATTAATAGAGTCAGTAATCTCAATTTCACCTGTGTAACCGCAGTTGGTAATCATTTGTGCCATAGCCTTATCGACTTTTGCCTTGCCTGTAACTTCCGTCACAAAGCCGTTTTCCTTCGCTTCCTGCGCGCTCATCCAGTAGTCGCCCTTCTCCCAGGCGTCCCGGATTTTCTTCTTGTCCGTGCACTTTGACAGGAAGGCATTCAGATAGTGCTCATTCAGTTTGCGCATGACCTCCAAAGCCGATTCAATATCAGCGACTCTCCCGCATGCCCCTCCGCTGACCTGATGGATCATGAAAAGTCCGTTGGCAGGCATGGAGAACGATGTGCAATTGATAGCGATGTAGGTTGCCGCACTGGCTACCAGCGCACCGCCTTCACCCGTAATTTTGCCGGGAAACTTCTTGATCACGTTCACGATCTCGTTGGCTTCGAAGCATTCGCCACCGGGAGAGTTGATATAGATATGCACATCCTTGATTCCTGATCTTATCAGTTGCTCAATTTTGGAAGTGAATTCCGCTTCCGTCTCCCTCCATTTTGATATTGTGCCTTTGAGTTCAATCCGGGCACGTCCGTTTTCCGCTGTTGCAGTCAGATTCATTTTCGCGATATTTAAAATTTCATACTGCAAAATTGGAAAAGGAAAGGCGGGTACGGAAAAAGCGTTTTCATCTTGGAAAAAAAACAGTGTTAACAAGGACGTATTTTTTCCAACTTGGAAAGAATACGTTCCAACATGAAAAGCCGTTTTCCACAGGTGATGATGAAATATGACCTTTGCTGCGTAAACGAAAGGAAGCGATATGCCAAGCAAAGAATACTACCGTAAATTGAAGAAGGAAGCGCACGACCTTTATGTACGTGAAGGAATGACGTGCAAGGAGATTTCCACACGAATAAACGTGTCGGAAAGGTCTGTTTCAAGCTGGATTAATGAGAATGACGCACTTTGGAAAAAAGAGCGTCAGGCATCTGTTATTTCATCGCAAAAGCAGGGTGACAACCTGAAACAGATTATCAACATTCTTGCAGACCAAAAACTGGAGCTGCTGCGCATGATTGACGAAGCCATTGCGGAAGGTGACAGCGACAAGGTGCTCGAACTACGGAAACAGGCGGCTACGCTTGACAACAGTGTGGCGCAATGGGGAAACCAGCTCAAAGAGGTGGACAAAAAGAACCGGATTACGCTCGCTATTTACATTGATGTCATGAGCCGGATATTCGATGCGATGAAGGTGTACGATGCAGACCTTTATTTTAAAACACTGGACTTTCAGGAGAACCACCTTTATGAAGCCGCAAAAATGTTGGGATAATGAAAGTCGAAGATAGCAAAGCCCTCAAGGAGTATCAGGAGAAGTTAAAACGTGCGCGGTGCACGGGCAACCTGATTGATCCGGACGAATCGCTGACAGTTCGGATGAACCGCATACAGCGTGCGAAGCGGGATGTCAAGTATCTTGTCGAAACCTATCTTCCCCATTATGCGACCGCAGACTGTGCGGACTTTCAGATCGCTCATGCCAATAGGGTGATGAACGATCCAATTTATAAAGGATATGCCGAATGGGGACGCGGACTTGCAAAATCGGTATGGAACGATGTGATCATTCCCCTATGGTTATGGATTAACGGTGAGACGCATTATATGTGTATCGTTTCCGACACATTTGACCGCGCTTGTGACCTGCTGGAAGATTTACGTGCGGAATTCGAGGCAAACGAACTTTTGAAACACGACTTTGGCGAGCAGTATAATCCGGGATATTGGGAAAAGGGAAACTTCGTAACGATGAACGGCTTTATTTGCAAGGCGTTCGGTGCGAAGCAGAAGGTTCGCGGGCTTCGTAAAGGCGCACATCGTCCTGACCTGTGGATAATTGACGACTTGGAGACACCGCAGACCATCAAAAACAACCGGATGCAGGATGATTATGCGGACTGGATCGAAGCGGACGTGCTGGCAACCATGACGGGAAAGCGCAGACGTCTGATAGGTGCTAACAACCGTTTTGCATCCCGGATGGTACAGACGATTCTCAAACAACGGCATCCCGACTGGGACTGGCATCTGGTGAAGGCTTATGATCCGGTAACGTATGAACCAGCGTGGAAATCGATGTATTCCGCCCAGTTCTATCGTCAGCAGGAAAAAGACATGGGCATTCTCGCGGCACATGCGGAATATAACCACGTACCGCTTGTCAAGGGTAAAATATTCAAGCCCGAAATGGTGAAGTGGGGAAAGCTCCCTGACCTTCACACGATGAATGCGATCGTGGCACATTGGGACATTGCGTATGCCGGGACAGATACGAGTGACTTTAACGCATGTAAGATTTGGGGACGCCATAAAAATGATTTTTGGCTGATAGACGGATTCGTAAAGCAGTCAAAGATGAAACTCTGCGTACAATGGATGTGCATGAAGCAGGCTGAATTCAGGGCAAAGGGCATTATCTGTTTTTGGCAATATGAGTCCCAATTTTGGAACGATGAAGTCAAACGTATCATAGGGGAAGCCGAGACGGAGACAGGTGTAGAGTTGAACCTTGTTCCGGTACAGACGCCTAAAACAACGAACAAGATACTTCGTATGATAAGCATGCATCCATATTATCAGAATTCCCGGATGCATGTCAACGAGGAACTGAAAGCAAACCCGGACATCGCTGTCGGTCTGAAACAGTTATATGCTGTCGAACCGGGCATGACGGAACATGATGACAGCCCGGACGCTGACGAGCAGGCAGTGAAGAAACTTGAAATATACACTGATCCTCCGCAGTCGGAGGACGAACCCGTGACACGACCGTGGAAGGCGGGAAGATATAAACGAAAATACACCTGGTAACTATGAGGTATATCAACATGGATGACTTGACAACCGTCATACAAAATCGGTTGCTGGTTGAAAGTATCGAAAAGGATGAAGAAGTCTTGAATGGAATTGAAGACCTTGTCATCAGTGAAGTGTCCGCCTATCTGAGCGACCGTTATGACGTTGGGAAAATATTTGATGAGCATCCGATACGGACAGGGCTGTTGGTGCGTGTGATTGCCTGTATCACAGCCCGTCGTGCTGTCGGTCGCAATGCCGCACGTAAAGTTCCGGATTCCCTGTCGGACTTGAACGATTGGGCGGACAGCATACTTGTCAAGCTGCGTGACGGAATCATGTCGCTGCCTCCTGAGATTCCTTTGATAACGGACGAAGAGGGTAATGTAGAATCCCCCATTCTGTTTGGTCACACACGGAATAACGGATGGTTTCTTTAAATAGTTTTTAAACCGCTTTTAAAAGGTATGTTATGCACAAGAAGTTAAGAGAGATATTCAACTGGTTTCAGCAGAAAGCTATCCGTCGGATGAGCCTGAAAAATGTACTTAATGAGTATTATTTTCGGATGGATGGCAGTGGGACACAATCCGTGTCAGGTGCTTCTTATAAAAGGCAGGCTGTAGTTTACCGGGAAAAGACCATTGACGACTGGATCATGTCGGTGACTTCGGCAACCGATCCGGACGATCCGCGACGTGGCTTGCTATATCGGTTCTACCAGTCGTTGTACAATGACGAGCATTTGCAAACAACGATTGACAATCGTGTCTTACCTGTGCAACAGGCGGAGTTCAACCTTGTCGATGACAATGATAATGAGGACAGGGAAGCAAAGAAGCTGCTGGATCGTCCGTGGTATCACCAATTAATCCGGATATGTTTTTTACACCAGTTGCAGGGAGTATCGCTTGCCGACATTTCTCATCTTGACGATAATTTGGAAATCAGCCATGTGGAAGAAGTTCCCATGTCAAACTATATCCCGCAACAGATGATTATTGTCAAGGAAGAATCGGACAAAACCGGATGGTCATATAAGGACGGTGCACTTGAACCCTATTATGTACAGTTCGGAAACGCATGGGCTTTGGGAATGCTCAATGAGTTGGCTGTTATCATTCTTGCAAAGAAATTAGGGTTGGGGTCGTGGATGAATTATATTGAAAAATACGGCATCCCGCCCGTTTTCGTCACTTCCGACCGACAGGACAAAAAGAGGTTGGACGAACTGTTCGAGATGATGCAGGACTTCAGAAATAACTTTTTTGCGGTATTATCAGGAAATGAAAAGGTCGAGTATGGGAAAGAAGCCGGAGGAAATACAACCAATGCCTTTCTGCCGCTTGAGGAACGATGTGACAACCAAATCAGCAAGCGTCTGCTTGGTCAGACAGGTACAACGGAAAACGGAGCGTGGGAAGGTACGGCAGAAGTCCATGAACGTGTTGAAAAATCACGGCATGAATATGACAAGATGATTTTCCAGTTCTATTTCAACTATATTATCATCCCAAAACTGGTAAAGATAAGCCCGGTATATAAACCACTTGAAAGGCTGAAACTGAAGTGGGACGACACGGAAAGTCTGTCTATCACAGAGTACATTGAAGCGATCAACAAGCTGGCTTATACCTTTGAGTTTGACCATGAGGAAGTTGCAAAAAAAACAGGTTTGCCAATAATAGGACAAAAGGCAAATCCCGGAAGTGAACAACAGGGAGGAAATCAACCGAATAGCAAGAATCATCCAAACGATGAATCGAAGCAGGACAACACTCAAAAAAAAAAGAGTAATCCGAACAAGGCAATGACTTCTTCCGGTATAGCTGACATGATAAATTCTCTCTACTGTCAAGACGGGGAAACACCTACGGATGACGCAGGATTCTCACTATCCGATAAGATACGCGACCGGATACTGGAACGTTTGCGTGGCAAAGACTTCGATGTGGAAAAGGACATCGACCCCGACTTGTTTGCGCATACGTTCGACTCTCTCAGTCAAGGGGTGGAGAAAGGATTCGGGAAGGTGAAGCACAACACCCCTGACGCTGTCTTCCTGAATGAACTACGGCACAATTGCATGGTGTTTGCCGCATTCAAAACACACCGACAGCAGAACGAACTGCACGCCCTGCTGTTTGATGAATACGGAAAGCAGAAAGGTTTCGACCGATTCCGTAAAGACACGGAGGAAGTATTGCAGGACTACAACGTGAACTGGTTGCGTACGGAGTATGACACAGCCGTGAGGCGTGCCCGCTTTGCTGCCGACTTCCGTGGATATGTGGCGAACAAGGATTTGTATCCGAATCTTGAATGGCTACCCAGTGTTTCGGTGAATCCACGGGAAGCGCACAAAATATTTTATGGCACAATTCGTCCCGTAGACGATCCGTTCTGGAACACCAACTTCCCGGGCAACCTATGGAACTGCAAGTGCAGGGTCAAGAGTACGGACGCTCCGGTGAATGTGAAAGGGAAAGAAGAACCTGTACCACCGGCTCCGGGATTGGATAAGAATCCGGGTATTACTGAGGAAGTGTTCACAGGGTCGCATCCTTATATCAAGGATGCGGGCAAGGAGGCACAAGAGGCAGTCGAAAACTTCCTCAATAAAAACATACTGAATACGGTGGGGAATGAAAAAACGACCCGAAAAGTAACAGCTATTGAAAACGAAATTCGCATGAATAAAAACCATGAAACAGGGATAGTGGTAGACAAGAATGGAAAGGTAATAGTTGATAAAAGAGGCGAAGCCTTTCAGGTTCAATTTACGGACAGTGAATGCCTTTTGATGAAGGACAACATCATGACGCACAATCATCCGCGGGGGTGGGGACAGCCGGAAAAATCTCTGGGACGAATAGGAAACTCGTTCAGCATCGAAGACCTGACTCTAGCCGTAGGCAATGATGTGGCAGAGATTAGAGCCGTTACCCCTCATTATACCTTTTCCATGAAAAGACCCGAATCAGGTTGGGGAGTGACGGTAAAAGAACTCGAAATGGTGTATATGGCGAATAATTTAAAATTGAGAGACCAATTTATGAAGAGAATAAAGAAAAACACACTGACTCCCAGCCAGGCGAATGCTACGCACTTTCACCTATTAGCGAGACAGATTGCCAAACAATATAACTGGACGTATGAAAAGAAGAAAACACGTTAACAGGCATCTTCGAAGAGGGTGTCTCCCATCTGGTCGGGTCGTATTTTATCATGCGTGGCATCACCTTCGAGCAACTTGTCGGGAATGCCATCCGGATATGCCAAACAGTAATAGTCATCTTCCTTGAAATGTTTACAACGAGCGCACTGCGATCTGTAAACGTTTAATATCTCATGACGATCATCAAGGGACTTGCCTCTATCGCTTTCATCTTTATATAACCTTTTTACCATAACCTATTTTGCTACTAATAATAGACACAAAGATAAACGTAATATTTTAATAATCAATCTATGGCAACAAAAAATATTCTCAAGGATGTAGAAAAGGGAGTAAGACGCTATGTCGAAAAAGACATTCCCCGCATTGCCGGAAAGATGGCAGTAGATGAGTTCCGCGAGAACTTCCACCGCCAAGGCTTCCGCAATAATGGCATCACCCCTTGGCGGGATGTAAAACGACGTGATTCGCAGTCACCTTGGTACGGCTTCCAGTATAAGGGGGAGAAACGAACTTCCGTTGCTGTGACCAAAGACAAAAAGAACGGACGATTGGTACGCAGCAAGAAGCAACGGAAACTTAATTTCAGCCAAGCAGCTACAAAAAGGGGAATCTTAATAGGTTCGGGCAGTGACCTGATGAACAGTATCCGGGTGGCGGAAGCTTCTTCAAAACGAGTGGTTATCGGTAGCGACCGCCCTTATTCCAAAGTACACAACGAAGGCGGATATATCCGTGTCTTCGGGAAAGCGAAAAAGAAATTACCCAAACGGCAGTTTATCGGTGAGAGCCGGGAACTGATGAACGAACTGGAGAAAAAAATAATGGGAGACATCGACCGGATAATAGACCAAAATTTCAATCCATGAAAAGGTTTTAATACCATTTTAAACCACTTAAAAAAATTAAATTATGATTTGGTGTAATATTTATAAAGAACTATCAGCCCGTATCATGGATATGCGGAAGATGCTCGACAATGTGGCAGACTTGTCTCCCGAATTGGCGGAGGAACTGGCGGCTGTTCCTGATGTGAGGTACATTGACTTATGGCATGAACAGACTGACTATTTGGAAGAGGAACACTTATTTCCGAGCCCTTCTGTGTTCATAGGCTTTAATACGCTTGAAATTTCGGATATCGGCATACTGGCACAAGACATTGATTTGCAAATCGACCTGTATGTCTTTTGGGAAACCTTTTCTGATACTTATAATGATGCGGTTATGCAGGAAAATGCCCTGAACTACCTCAATTTGTTAACCTTGCTTGGAATGATGTTGCATGGGAAATCTGGAACGCATTTTGGCACGCTCAGGCGTACCCATGTCGGAAGGGTAGAATCAGGGGGAGCAGGAAACTTATACCGAATCAGTTTTGAATGCAAAATCAGGGATTACACAACGATGGAACAGTCAAGCCAAGTTGATATGAAGAATAAAGAAATAAACGTATCAGCTGGAATTGTACCTGAAATTATAGATAACAATCCTCTATATGATGTATAGCAACTAAAAACCAAAACTAAGTTGATTTGTGTCGTTTTTCTTTGAATCGGGCTTTTTGCCCTCTTTTAATTGTTCGTAATATGATAAATTCTCCGATATATAAAAAATCCGTTTGTAGATGTAGTTCTGATCAAGGAAGAACAGGTCATGACTCATACGCAAAAGAACATCCTCCAAACGGATGCGCTTTTTATCATAAAGAAGGTAGAAAGTCTCTACCATCTTCCGGTCACGTATTTTGGTCATTTCAGGGTTCCGCATAAGAAAGCATTATTATAGTGCAAATATACGGATTTCCAGTGATTTGTCAAAATTGAATATAAGCCTGCGGGGAAAGGCTATAAAAAGCCCCCAGCCTGTTAGTAGTAATACCACTCACGTACTAACAAGAATGCGCCACAACGCACAGCCGAGGGCTAATACCTTCTGCCGCGTTGTTGCGCATTTTTGTTTCGTACATGAGTGGTGCGACAAAAGTAATAACATTTAAACAATAACCAAAATGAAAACCCCAATTTCTTATTATGGCGGGAAGCAAACGATGCTGAAGCATATCCTTCCCCTTGTTCCTTCACATAAGTTATATACTGAAGCTTTTTGTGGTGGTGCGGCTGTATTATTTGCAAAGCATCCAGTCGATGCAGAAATCATTAACGACCTGAATATGGATCTGACGACATTTTATTGGATGGCAAAGACCAACTATCAGGAATTAAGGATAGAAATTGAAAAAACGTTGCATAGCAGGGATATGCATACTCATGCAGCGCACATACTTAACTATCCACAATTTTTCAGCCAAGCACAACGCGCATGGGCTATTTGGGCTTTGTGCAAGATGTCGTTTGCTTCAAAAATAGAAACGACATTTGGATACGATTTTAACGGAGAAATACCTAAAAAAGTGACAGGGGCTAAAGACCAGTTCACAGAACATATATGTACACGTTTGGAAAATGTGACAATCGAGAACCGGGATGCATTGGAAGTGATTTCTTGCTATGATAATCCGGATGCATTTCATTTTGTCGATCCGCCATATATCAATACGGATTGCGGTCATTATGAAGGTCGCTTCAATGAAAAAAACATGGAAAATCTGTTGAAGTTATTGGAAAACGTTAAAGGTAAATTCATGCTGACCATGTTTCCTTTGTCTATGATTGAAGATTATGCCAATAGAAACGGATGGGTCATTCACCGCATCGAACGTACAATTAGTGCGAGCAAAACAAACCGTAGGAAGCAGGAGGAATGGATGATATGCAATTACGATAATTTACACGGAAAACAAACATCGTTATTTTAAAAAAAGTAGAAAGACGCAAATAGTGCGTCTTTCTATTCTACTATACGCCAAACAGGCTCGTTTGTACTAAAGTTCCTTTCTCTGTTTTTATTTCACCAAGACATTCATGACGAAATCTTTTTTCCTGTGATTTGAAATATTCCACATCTATTTCGGTAGCATAGAAGTCAAATCCCATTTTAAATGCAACAATCCGGTTACTGCCACTTCCCAAATGAGTATCGAGTATTTTATCTTTCGGATTGGCATATTTCTTGTAAATCCAGTGATACAAGGCTTTAGGCTTTTGTGTCGGATGGATTTTTACTTCTTTGTTGGAACCGCCAGTATTGGATAACCGAATCATTGCTGCAGGTTTGTCGAAGGATGTCCATGCCAGTTCGAACTGGGAAAAATTTTCCCACGGTTGCATTTTGTCCCAAAAAATAATTCCACGGGTCGGGGGTAACCGGAAATAATTTCCACCCCATATAATCTGATTTTTGCTTACCCTGAACAATTCCTGAAAGTATTCATCAGTAGGCGGGGTGAAATCCCAATCACATGACATTGTATTCAATACCCTGTTTTTCAACTTTCCCGCACCTTGGTTTAATCTTCCCTTCTTCAATCGTTGTGCTATGCTTTCGCCATTATACCCACCATGTTTACGGTTCATGTTGCTTCCCATTGTCATATTGGGAGCGTTAATCCCATAAGGCGGGTCAACAATAGCCAAATTAAAGAATTTGTCAGGAATACGTTTCATGTACTCCATACAGTCCATATTATAAACTTCGCTTATTGGCATTATTTAGTTCTTATCTTTCATGATTTGAATTTGTTTATAGTAGTTCTTTTATTAAGCAAAACCATGACAATCAGTGCTAAAGCGACTTTTAGTAATTGCTTTTTACCAATGATTACGATGTTATTACGATTTAACCCGTCATCAGTCATGATACTATACCAATGCTTATATGGTGGCAATACCTTATAAATATATATTTTACCAACTATTTTCTTCATTATTTTCTTGATTTGAGTTATTATTTTATCCTAAATCCCCCTGATTTCTCGCAGAACTCAGCAAGACTTTCTACTTTATCTATAAATTCTTTACTCGGTGGTTCTTTACAAGTTTTATAAGATAGAATCCGATTTTTCTCATCCTCTGTCTTTTTATCCCATTCTTCCCGGATAAATCTTTTAACGAAAACATACCCTCTAAATAGTTTCGCCATAACTTTAGCTTCGGATGCTGTAACCTTAAAACCATCGTTTGAAACAGGAGAACCCGGTCCACGAGAACCGTTATAAACATAACTACCAATATCAACTGTATTATTTCCATATCCCAAAAGATAACAAGCACCTGTCTCATTCAATATGAGCGGCCATGTGAACAGCATTCCATGTGGGAAACCAGCTTCTTTGTTTTTTGGCATTAAATCGTATCCCATATTTTATTTCCTTTTTATTATGATTTGAACTATGCGGTAAACAAGAATCTACCGCATAGCAGATTTATTATTTATTTCTCGACGCTTCCAAAACAGGAAGGTTTGTTTCCGTTGGTATGTATATCACAGTTTTATCATTCAGATTGCTTTGTTGACGTACCCACAAATATTGGATATATGCAGGGGTAATACTTCCATTTTCAATTTTAATCGCTTCGGCAGCACCTTTGGCACGTTCGATTTCAGCTTGGGCATTCAGCTTTTCAGCTTCCAGATTAGCTTTAGCTTCTTCAATCTTTATTTTACGGTTTTGTTCTGCTTTAGCGAATTCAGCCTTTCCAGACATTTCTTGCTGCCAAACGTTATAATAAGGGATGGTAACAAAACATCCCACAACAATTGCGACAAATACGATAGCCGCCAAAATTCCAAGTTTATTCATACTTTCTAATATTGGGTTTTATAAAGCCGCCCAAGGCTTATTAGTTTATTATTTTTCAAATATTATTAAAAACCGATCTTTCCCGTTTGTCAGCCTTTTATTTTAAAATTCCACAATAAGCTAAAATCGATAAAGAGGTAAATATACATATTACTGATATTAAATATAAAATCAGCAGATTCTCAAAGCTATTATCTTTTTTCATGGCTGTACTGTTACGGTTTATATTTCCTTATCAAATAGTATTTCAAACGTCCCATTCTTTCAGCTATCCATACGAATGGCATCAGAAGGTAGGTAAAGGACAGTATCGGTATTGCGAGCAGAACACCTGGAATACAATAAAGGCTCCATACCACACGCCATTTTAGTTTACTTTTATTCATGATTTTTCTTTCTTGAGTTATTCGGGAATTTCTTCAATGTCAAACCACTCTACATCGGGATTATTCAGTCCATAAAAAGTTATTAATCCTTTACGGTCAATAAAACCACTGTATTCGGTTTCAACGGGTTTGTCCACTCCGATTTCTTTAATTGTAATTTTATAATGTTTACGTATCATACTTCATGCCATTTTTAATCTTCTACCGTTTTATCATCGGTTAATAAACGTTTCATTGATCGGTCTCTTTCCGCTTTTGAGGGATAATTGTCCCCATACCTTTTCCAACTATCCGGATTTATATCGCTTTTAAAAGTGATATGTGGCTGGGGATAATCATGGCGACGCAGGATTGTATATCCGGCTTTGCACAGTTTTCTTTGGTCTTTTGCATTCATCTTTTTTCTAATTAGAATTAAACTTGATTCTGGCATAACGATAGAATCGTATATAACCAAACAGGTAGGAAGGGTGCTCCGTATTATCCGATATGGTGATTTGTACATTATAACCTTTTATCCGTAAGAAACGGGCGGCAATTTCCTCAATAGTGTATGCTTTTGCATATATATCCCAATCACTAACGGTCAATACCGTTTTCACATTCCCACTTTTCAGAATCCTTTTAAAATTTCTGATAGAGCGTATTATCTCCTTCTTTTTGTTCATACTTTAGTTTTATCCTCTTTTAAAATAGTTTTATAGGCTTCTTCCATCCGTTCAATCTCTTTCATACATACCAGCCATCCGGGAAAGCCCCCAATGTTTTTGTCATCGATATAGCAATGGGCATATATCTTTTTCCCGCCTTCCCCATATTTGGCAACATTTTCAGGATCATGGTCGTTTACACGGTCGAATGGTATTTTGCGTTCCAACAGCCAATTGATGGCATCCAATAATTGTTCCCCGGTACGGCACGTCCAAATAATGATTTTATGTCCTTCATCATGTAATTTCCGGAGCGATTCGCCAGCGTATGGTTGCTCCCCGTCAATAGCCGGGAATTTCCCCCGGCTAATGGTTCCGTCAAAGTCAACTGCTATAATCATAATCTACAGAATGAAGGTTCAATGCGACGCCATACTCCGTTCTCGTCACGCTTATGGAAATAGTAATTAGTTGCGGTTTTATACACGACATTGCTTTCTTTGAACAACTGCATGATAGCCGCATATTCTTCATCAAAACGTGACTCCAATTCATACAACTTGCTTATAGACTTATAGTCCAAATCCCCCTGACGGTTACGTTCGAGAAGCGTCATCGCCATTTGATACATCGGGTCATCGACTCCTTTTTCCGAATGGGCTATATAATTCTTCAGGTAGTCAATCAGCCTTTCGGCAGCGAGATCGGCACGTTCATCAAAACTTTTCACCTTATTGCTTTTTACCTCCAGTTTGAAGTTCCCGTCTACTACTGAAAATGTGGCGGTTTCTTCACCCTGACGCATACGGAGCTGACCGTATTCCCGCATCACGTTACGGAAAGCCTTGCTTTCACCCACAATCCAATCATAAAAGCCCTGAACGTCATTCACCACCGGCATGAGTTTACTTTCCACATCGAACATGAATTGATGTCTCAATGCTTCGTAGGTTTCTTTCCGCTGGATGGACTCTGTTTTTTCTTCTTCTTTAAGTTTACGCAACAGTTCAGCCTTTTCTTCTTTTGACAATTTACTAATATCCATACTATTAATTTTTTAAATGATTAATTACAATTTGATTTTATATACTTCTTTCAGTTCCCGCTCCTTGTTTTCCGCTTCGATATAAAGCGATGACCTTTGGTCTACCAACTTCGCAAATTCATTACGATCCATATTCCCGGCATACAATTTCTCGTGTATGGCATCCAATTCACCGGGAATCTTGTCAAGCCGATCCAATAATTCATTAATCCGGTTAATCCGGTGTTGTTCCGCACTAATATCCGCCATCTTCTTTCTTTTTTAATATTGACTCCAGTTTCGGTATCAACAGGAGAAGTTCTTCCCCGTCCAATTCGCGAAACTTCTTTCCAGCTATCCGAGTATCAAGGCAAAACGCATTCACCGCCCCCCAGTCCGTTGTGTCGATTCCGATCCGCTGCATTCTCTTCAGGACAGCCGCCCTGCGTCTCCTTATTTCCCGTTCGGTCATGGTCAAATCCCGGTTTTCTTTTTTCGCACCGTTCAGATACCCGCAGAGATACATTGCTTCGCTGTATGTCAACTCTTTTGTGGTATTTGTCCGTCCGTCTGTCAGGTCTAGCAGGATAGCCCGCTTTTGTTCGTCATCAATGCCTTGTGCGCTGTATATGACATGCAGGCGTTTGATAAGGCTTTTACTGATAGG